ATCGCCCATGTAACGACCTTGACCATATCCACGATCTGTTGGATCATACTCTGGTTGTTTTCTTGGTGGTGGATTTCTCTTTAGTAATTTTGCCTTTGCACGCGCTCTTCCAATACGAGTAAGGTTTGCGCGTTCAATGTCTTTTTGCCTTTCTTCTGGTTTGCCAACTGTTTCTTTACGAGCAATATCTCTAATTTTTGGAGATGGACGTTTCTCAAGATAACTCTTGAGTGTTTCATCTTTAAGTTCATTCACTGGCTCGACTTCTTCCATCTGTATGTTTGTGCCAGGAATAACTTCTCCTGGAGAGTTACCAGTGCCAGCATATGGGATTGTAATTACAAGACCGAGTTGCTTGTTATGATACATTGCAACTTTTTTGCCGTCAGGAAAAATGCGAATTCCTTTTCTTTGCAATACAATCATTACTGGCGGATTTTGTTCGTCTTTAAATCCAGCAATTGCTTCGGTGATTAATTCATCACCTTCAATCTCATTGTGCTGCATTAAATTTTTGCGCACTGCTTGAAATGCTTGTTGCGATCCAATAGCAGCACTTGAAGTTGCATCATAATATCTTGTCAAAACATCGCGATGTTGTTTTGGCAATCTAGCAATATCACCAACTTCTGATTGGCGTCGCAATGCAATTTTCAAGCGTGGTAAATCGCTGGACTTCATTGCTCCAGAACGAACTAACGCAGAAATTCTTGCACTATCAAGTGCTGCTTGTTTCGTCTGCTGCGACTTCTGCTGAATGCTGCTTGGAATGCTTCTTTATCGCCACTGATTGCCGCATTTACCATATCAAGAGTTGTCATATTATTCTCCATTACTTATTTAACTTGCGAGCTGAATGCTTGATCTAAACTTGAAGATTGTTGTGGTTGCCCTTGTGGAGCACCTTGCATTGCAGCCATGGCTGCATTTTGAGCAACTGCAGCATTCTGCGCTGAAACTGAGAGGCTTCCAAGACCCATTGCATCAGCAGCTGCCTTTTCTTCTTCAAGTTCATTATCCATACGCTCAATGCCTTCTTCATCAAAGTGAAGGACATGTTTCTTAACCCATGCACGAGAGAAATATGTTCCAACATATGGATCAACAAGATTCATAAGTTGTAGTCTTGCAGTCATGAGTTCAGATTCTTTAAGTTCTGAGAAATTATTATCTTTAAGGAAGTCATAATGAATCTTTTCCTTCAAAACTTCCCATTCATCAATTGAACAAATACCTTTAAGTGCTAGCTGACGCTTCATCAGTTCGTCAAATAGCACTGTAAACTTTGAACGCACACGCTCAATAAACTTGTTAAACTTTAATTCGTCACGTGTGATTTCTGATGTACGACCAAGAGTAAATCCTGTCGATGATTCAAGGCGAGAAATTGGAACGTTCAATGACTTATATAATTTTTGTTCAAAATACTTAACGTCAGACAACTCCCCAAGATTTTGACCTGCTGGGAGAGTTGTGATTTCTGTTGACTTACCCTCACCACGACGCGGAATCCAGAAGTCTTCCATCATTGACATAAACTTACGATCGTCTTTGACTTCACCAGTAGAACTATCGTAGACAACTTTGTTTCTAAACTTGGTCATAATGTCACGAAGATATTGCTCTGCTTTGACCTTCGGCATATTACCAACGTCAATATAGAACACACGACGTTCTGGTGCACGACTTAAACGATAGATGACAACAGCGTCCTCAACCATTCGGAGCTGGTTGAGGGGCTTTATTGCCTTGTGAAGGTAGGACAAAACCATTTGACGTTTTGCGTCAAGTAAACCTGAATTGACATTAATAATTGCATCAGGAGCAATCTTAACAGCATTATCACTTACAGAAGTGACAATAGATTGACCTTGTTGTGATGCTTTGTCGTTGAAGATATAAAATTCTTCTACTCCAGTCACAACTTCAATTTTTGTTCTTGGATCTTTTTTCTTAATGATCGTTCGAACTTTTTTAATCTTTCTTGGATCAATATAAACTAATTCTTGAATGCCAAGTTTTGGTTGCTTTTCATCAATCAAAACTTGATAAAATAACCGACCGTCAATATACCAATTACGAAATATTTCTGCGCCATAGTTTGAAAAGTCCATCATACGAAGAACGTTCTCAAATTCGTCGCGGATCATATTCTTAATTTTTTCTGGTTGCTCTAGGTCATCTAGAATAATAGAAACAGACTTACCAGTAACATCGTGTACAATCGTCTCATTGACAATTTCATCTACTGCAGCTTCAAGTTCTGGCTGCATTGCCATCTCGCGATAACGAGTGACTAAATCATTTTCGTTTTTAAAACTGGCTTCGAGATCTAGATAAGTTCCGAAATAACCACCAGCAGTTACGGCAATTGCACCGTCATCTGCAACAGGTGCACTAATCTGTGCCTGAAGTTGCTGAGGAGCGTCTTCAGGTTGTTTTCGAACGATTTGAAATCCAAATAGATTAATTGCCATATATTACTCCATAATAAAGAACCACGATCAATTGATTCCCAATACTGATAAGCAAAGTTAACAGTATATTCTTCAATTGTGTCGTTTGAACCCCAGTCTAGGTCGATCTGAGCAATATCTGTTGGGAACATACCAACAAACTTGTACTTCTTTAATTGACGACCATCTTTTGAGAATTGGATAACCTCAGCATCAACACCATATGACTGCGATGTTCTTGCGCGTGTTGAACGTAGATTTGTGACATTGTCGTTAATGCCGCGAACCCATGATTCCATTGCGTTACGAATCAAGAAATCTTCATCATTGATAACTGTTACTGACCAATCAGCAAAAGTACGATTGCCAGCAACCTTCACTTCGCGACCGAAGTAAGGAACTGTCACCATACCGACTGTTGATCCTGGAAGAGCAGCAGTCTTAACCATGAAAGATGACTTTGCCGAAGCAGCTGCACCAAGTGATGCATAGTTCGGGAAAGTTAGTCGTACTTCAAACAGATTAGGACGTGCGCCATCACCAGTTAGTGAGGTACGAAATTGATTTACATTAAAAGCCATTTTATTCTCCTGACTTTATCCTAGTCTATTTATTAGAAGCGACCAACGATTTCGTCGAAGGCAACACCAGTGCGAACAGCAACAAAGTTCAACTGGATAAAGTTGATACTACGTGCTGGCTTGATGTAAATGTCGCCAATAAATTCGTTACGATCGATAACTTCTGGAGTATTGTTTGTTTCATCGCAAACAACACGGAAATCATAGATACCGCGACGACCTTGTACCGTTCTGAGGAATGGTTCGACAAGATTTACGAAAGTTGCTCTCGTAAACTCATCATTGAACTCGAATAGGCTTGCGCGTGCAGCGCGAGCAATTGCTTTCTCAAGAACGATAAACAAGCGACGAACATTGATACGATCAAATGCGCTTGGGCGAGCAAGTAAAGTCTTGTCACCAAACAGAACAACACCCTCACCTGGGAACGACACGATTGGGTTCACACCCTTCTTGTATAGTTCGTCACGATTTGCTTGGCTTGGATTATAAGCCAACTTGATGACGTTCTTCAATTGACCGCGATTGAAACCAGCTGGTGAGAACCATGGGTCACGATCTTGATCGGTGCGAGCACAGAGACCTGCGGTATCACCATTACATGGAACCCAACGGTAGGTATCGTTGTACTTATCGTACTGATACTTCCAGTTGCTATCCATCACAGCATATGAAGATGATGGTAGTGCATTGCGATAATTTGTCGTTGAGGTTACTGGATCAGCCGTGTTAACGTTTGCATATGTTGGTGAAAGGAACACAACACAATCGCGTCGTGCTTCTGCAATATCGATTGCCTTTTCAGCAACGGCTTCACCACCACCACCAACCATGATTAGAGAGATATCAACGTTTTCTGTTGAGCGGAATTGCTCATAAGCAGTTAGAACATTGCCTTCTGTTACGCTACCATCTGTACCACGTTGGAACGAAATTGTTAGATTCTCGCCCTCAAATGCGTGGTTTGAATTAGCTGCAACACCCCATGTATCGTTATTTTGACCAAGAACATAAACATAGCGTGAAGCACGATAGATAACATCGCGATAGTATAGGCTATTTCCTGATTCGTCTTTAGCGTTTGTTGCTTTTGAAACATTTGCAAAACGCTCAACGACGGTGTTTGGTGTTCCTGAGAACAAACCATCTTCGTCGATAATTGCAATATGCATTTCGTCATTTGCAAGAGCATTGTGATTTGCAGCAACCCAAGTTGATGTGCCAGGAGGACCATCGAAGAATGATCCATATGGCGTCAACGTTGCATTAGCAAATACTGATGCGTTTGAATTTGCAATAATCGCAACTTTGAGAGAGTTACCACGAGCACCAGGATAACGTGCAGCAAATGCGATATCAGAATTTGAACCAAGATGGAAAGAACTGAAGTAGTTATCTTCACTCTTCACCTTGACGTTTGATGCGCAAGTTGCTGGATCAACGTTGAGAGCAACAGCTGAATTTTGCGTTGCAGCTCCTGCGCGCGACACAAACATATTGTTGCTATAGGAAAGAAAGTTTGCAGCAGTAAAGAATGGTAGGAATGTGTTGGCGTCTGGTTTGCCATACACAGCTACAAGTTCATCTTCTGATGCGACTTGACGTAATACGTCGACTGGACCCCACTGAAACGCGCCTGCAATTGCGCCAGTGGATGTTGAAACTGCTGGGACAACTGTTGTTGCATCAATTTCGGATACATATGATCAACATCTATATGTCCACCTAAAAAAGTCGGAAGTTGTTCTTCTTCAATCTGTCTCATCTGCTCTTGGTGCAGTTTTGCTTTGATATCGACGTTCGTAAGTTCAGCAAAGAATTGCTGGTTTGTCATCCATGAGAATAATACCAAAGTCATAACGAGATCGTCGTGTGATCCTTCTTCAGCTTCGTAACTCGATCCTCTTGCAATAAATGTTGAGAGTTCTGAGATGGTTTCGAAATCTTGAACTATAAGTTTTTGTCCTTCGATTAAATTTTTAAGCAAAGAACATCCTAATCGCTTAACGGATTTTGTGGTGCGTATGCCTCGATAAGATTTATTCCCATAACCCCATGTAAGAGCAATCTTACCCTTTAGGTCAACGGTTGAAAGGATGTTTTCATACTCGTAATCTTCGAATAAAGAATCCACAATCTGCTGACCATTATCGTTTATTTCAACAAGAACGTAGGCTTGATTATAATAGTCAGCAACTCTTTTAATTATAGACGGATATACCAAAGGACTTATGTTATTATCTTTATAGGTACAAACCTGTCGATATGGAAGAGAGGTTACATCAATCACACTAAATGCCGAATAGTCCAAACCTTTTCCGCGAGATGTATCGACGACTACTGCGTAAGTGTGTTCTGGTATTGGTGCTTGATATACCTTAATTCCATTTTCGGATAGATGCATCGGTTTGACGAAAGCAAGTGATTTGAGCGCAGCTGCAGAAAGTAAAGTTCCCGCAGAACCCATAAACTCACATTCCATTTCCTGAAGAAACTTTTGTTCTCCAAGAACGCGACGCTGTTCGTCTGCCCATTGTTGACTCCTTCCTGGCACTTGACGCCAGTTAGCCTCAACATGCGTGAATCCGTTTAATCCTTCTACTGCTTCAGTCCACATTTTATAAAAGTGATTCATTCCATTTGGTGTTGACGACATAAGAATCTTAGATGTTTCACCAGAAGAAATCGTTGGATAAACAGATGTAAAAAAGTCTTCAGCAATGTTGCTTGGTACGAACGCAAACTCGTCAAGATATAAAAGCGAGATAGAGAAACCACGGATCGCACTTGATGCAGTAGAGTTAGCAAGCACACGGCATCCGTTTTCTAATTCAATGTCACCCTTGTTCCATACCTTAACGCCCTGTTGAATCCACATTGGCAATGCTTCGTATGCCAATTTAATTCGAGCAAGAATTTCTCTAGAGGTGCTGGCTTTGTTTGCAAGAATCGCGACTGTTTTGTCTTGATTGAAAAGAATATACCATAGAATGTAACCAACAATGATCGTGGTCTTACCAACCTGACGACCAGCCTTTACGATTACACGACGATTATTATTAATGTCGTTGACAACTTCTTTTTGAAACGGATATAATGAGATCTGCACAAAACCTTTGTCAAGCGTGATAATCTTAACATAGTTTTCGATAAAATATTCTGGATGCTCTGAGCATTTGATAAACTCACGGATTTGATCTTCCGTGAGACTCATTTGCATATTCACTCGCTTTAACTTGGGATTACCAAGATAATGTTTGAGTTTAGCTGTTATTTGATTCATTCTTTAGTTGCTTCAATAGTTCAGCAGTGCTTCCTACGAATACTGCTTTGTCAACATTAATATTAGTTGGTGCTGCTTGTTCGTGTTTAGGTTGCAATTCTTTTTGTTGCTTTTGAAGAATCATAAGTTTCTCTGTGACGTCAGAGAGATTTTTAATCATGTTGGCAGCAACTTCATATGCGCGTGGATGCTGTGATTCTTTTGCAACTTCTAAAATGCCGTCAAGTGCTTCGTTACCTTTCTCAATTAGATTATAATAGTTTGCGCGAGAATAATCCGCGTCTGGATTTTCAGCATTATCTTGATGAATTGTAATTGGTTTATCACTGTTATCTTTTACAACAGGGATATAATCAGTGTTCAGAATATCTGCCAATTTTGAATCAGTTTCACTCATAAGCCATATGTTGATTTAGTTGCATTGTAATTTTGTAATATTTCAGAGGCAGTCAATGTTCTATTATAGATGAACACTTGACTTAAATCCCCATAATACTGATAACTTCCACCAGAATACGCGCTCAATCCAAACCAAACTTCTTGCGAATTTGTGATAGAAGATAAGGTTGTGTTTGTATTGTTTACTTCAATTCCATTTACATATAATCGTAACTTAGATGCATCTCTTGTAAACATAACATAATACCAAGATCCATCATTATAAGTGTTCAATTGACTAGAAATAGAATTACTTGATCCACCTGATTTTGCAATATCACCAATAATTAACCCACCATTCATCCATATGCGATAATTCCATGGCCAACCTGCAGCAGTTTCTTTTGAGATAATCATCTTAATGCCAGCAGAACTAGTGCAGAACCATGCACCAACAGAAAAATCTTCTGATGCTAAACTTTGATTAGTATCAATGTAATCAGTAAAATCAAATGTGAAGTGTGTGCTATTAAATGTTGGTGAGCCTTGTAATGTTGTTGCATATCCATTTGGACTCAAATCTGTCCAAGTTGTTCCAGAACCAGGATAACTTGTAGAATCAGCAGCATTGAGATAAAGTTGAAGATTAGTGCGCACAATATCAAGCACACCAACTTTTCTTCTACCAAATTTAAATGAACCGCTAAATGAACCCAACATTTAAATACCCATTGTAGCTGGATTGTAGAAAGTTTTTCCAGTTGTATCTGTTGTTTTGCTTATAGTTGCTGTGGAGAAACTAAACGTACACACATCACCACCACCTCTTTCACCAAATTGAACTCGAATTGGATAATATACACCAGCACTCAATGCAATGCTTCCACTCATTTCAACAACACCATGCAACCCACCATTATTTACGGTTGCATTTCCTGTTGTAAATCCAGAAATATCAGCAAAATAGCCGCCGTTATATCTTCTTGCTACAACTCCAGCAAGGTAGGAAATCCCTTTCCTACCAAATGCTCTGGACCCACTGAATGAACTAAACATTATCCGAACGTCGTCAATTGACCAAGTGTTATCCACGTTCCATTATTGTTCACAACACTGAAGGAAACAACATCCTTCTTGTTGGCTGAACCAGCTGGTTGCGTACCACCCTGCCAATTTACAGTTTGTGCTTGACCACCAATTTGAACCGCAGTTGGAACATATGCTGTTGCACCTTGATTCAACACTAGCGTGAACGATGTTGCATTATTTGCAGGAATCGTTGTGTTAGTGAAGTTGGCAGTAAAGTTTGCAGTAATGCTTGAGTGAACAAAAATTTGTCCAAGCGAACAGTCATGCGTAACAGTACCAGTTGCAGCAGACAATGCATTGGTTGCCTCAATTACATTTTTGACATTCAATACATTTGTTGACACGCTAGTGAAGACTACAGGATCAGCAATGTTTAGTGATTGGTCATAAGTGCTTGGACCCTGTGGACCCTGTGGACCTTGAGGACCCTGTGGACCAACTACGCCTTGTGGACCTTGCGGACCAACTACACCTTGTGGACCTTGTGGACCTGCAACTCCTTGAGGACCTTGTGGACCCTGCGGACCTTGTGGACCACCAGAAGGACCAGAAGGACCAGATGGACCTGTTGGACCCGCCTCACCCTTATCACCAGTACGAGCAAATGTAATCAAGACATCTTCAGAGGCACTGAATGCTGCAGCACTACCAGAAACATAAGAGCAGTTCACTTCGAAGTAACCTGTCTTATCTGTTAGACTGTTTACAACAAACAATGCAAAGTCGCTTGGATCAGACTTATTGCTGATCTTGAAGTGACCCTTAATGGTTGATGTTGAGTCATCAATTGTTGCCAAGAAGTTGAAGATATTTGTACCGCTATCGTCAAGATAGTCAATCCACAATTTATTTGCAGCAGTGACAGTGCCATTGTTCAACTTCAATTTGCCTTGTCCTGGATCACTATCAGTAGTGTTAGAATCAAAGGTAAAGTCAAACGTTGCGCCACCAAAGCCACCAGTTGCACCAGTTGGTCCTTGTGGACCCTGTGGTCCTTGTGGACCTGTGTC